GCCCTGCCACCACTGCCGCCAGGTCTCGATGTGGCCGTAGTAGTCGGTATCGATGGCCCACCCGCGCGTCTTGTTCAGGTAGTTCAGAAATGCGGTGATGTTCATGTGTTGGTCAACCTCTTGAAATCGCGCTCGATGGTGTACTCGTAAGCGTCCAATGTGTCGATATCTGTGCTGCCGTCATCCAGCCGCTCGTCCACGCCGGGGTGCTTGCCGCTGTACAGGGCCGTGGCAAGGGCATCCCGGAGGGTGGCCGCCTCCGGCAGCAGCCAGAAACGCCCGCCGCCCATCAGGATGCAGGTCAGGCGGATGCGGTCATTGATGCGGATCTTGGCACTGTTTTCCACCCGGTCGGCCAGCCAGCTCAGTTTGCAGCGCCGGAGCCTTGCCCGGATGTGATTGATCAGCGTCTGCTCCGCGGAATCGCAGAAGATGTACTGGATCTCGCCCCAGCGGGCAAAGACAGCCATGCAGAACTCCAGCAGCCGGTCGGCCAGAAAGTCGGCATCCTGCGCCACAGGGTCGATGCGCTGGGATGCCAGCCCTACCACGCCGGACCAGCCCGGTAGGATGGCCGTTGCCACAAAGGCGTGTTTGGAGCCGTTGCCGCCAAAGTCCACCCCGATGCGCACCCGCCACGGGTGCAGCGGCTTGTCCACAGGCCAGAAAAAACGCCTATCTCCGGCGGCAAGGCTGTCGGCCAGCAGGCGGTAGATCACGCCGTTGGCGGCCATCCACTGCCCCAAGATAAAGCGGTTATAGTAGACCGTGCCGGTGTATTCTTTTTTCAGATCGGCTACGAACTGGGCCGGAAGTGTAGGGTTATCGTCGATGGTGTAGGCCTGACAATAGATGTCGGCGTCGCTGTCCAGAAAGCGTTTGAACCAGTGCTGCGGGTTTTCCGGGTTGCATGTGCCGTCAAAATGGGAGTGCGGGCAGGACAGACGGCTTTTCAGCATCTGGAACACGCCCTCGTCCCAGGTGGTGATCTCGTCGCCGTAGGCGTACTCGAAGGCCGCGCCCTGGATGCGGGCAATGTGCTTTTTGTTGTCGGCACCGAGGACATACACCTTGCGGCCGAACAGCTGCACGATGTTGCCGGAAGCCGAGGTGCGCACGATGCCCACCAGATCCGGCCCCCAGAGCGCCCGCATGGGCTCCAGCACGTTGCGTTCCAGCGTGCCCAGGGTGTTGCCCAGCATGACCAGCAGGCCCTCGTCCCGCGCGGCAAGGATGCGCTGCGGGATGGTGACGGCACAGTCCAGATAGGTCTTGCCGCTTCGGGTAGCCCCGGTCTTGATGTTCCAGCGGTGGGAGCAGTTGCGGAGAAACGCCTGCTGATACTCAGTCAATGGCACTGTCGATTCCTCCAAGCAGTTTGCGGGCATTTTCCAGTGCGTCTGCACCGGGGTCCTCCTGCGGGGCTTCCTCGCCCAGCATCTTCAGCAGCACCCCGGCGGCGCGGGCATCGCCGCGCTTTGCGGCTTCGGCCATGCCCATGACCACGCTCATCTGGTTATCCACGTCCTCCGGGTCTACCTCATCCCGCAGCAGGGCATTCACCCGGCGGCGGTCGGTCTCCGGCAGGCTGAGGTAATAGTCGGCGGCTTCCTTCATGCTGCGTTTGCGGCGGCGTGCCTTGCCGGACGCAATGCCGCCCGCCTTGCCCATTTCAGACAGCTCTGTCGGGCTTCGCTCGGAGTTCGGGATAAGATTCTTTTCGTTGGACACGTCACCACCTCTCATGGTTCAGGTAAAACAAAAGCCGCCCCGGAGGACGGCAGAAATATGCAAAGGGTGCCCGGCTGGTACATTCAGGCTGTTGGTCGGTAAATGTGTGTTCCCCTGTCGCAGCCGGGCAGCACAAAGCCCGCAGGATTGAAGGGAGTAAACCTTTCCTGCGGGCTCTTGCGATGATACTATTTTATCATGAAATCAAAGACATGTCACTGACGTCGTACTGACGTTTTACTGACATCTGTCACAGTTCCAAAGCATCCACACCTTTACGGTGATGACGGTAAACCTGCCGTACACAGATGCTCATCTTCTGTGCAATCTGCTCCCAGTCCTGAAAGCGGAGATACTTCAGCCGCAGGACCTCGTAATCCTTCGGGTCGTCCACATCCTCCAGTCGGGCCATAAGTTCGGCGTGGAGATCATCACACAGCATGATCTGTGCATTCAAGGCTTTCTCGGCTCGTTCAATACGTTCTACAGTTCGTGCCAGACTCTGCCCATCACCGCTGCCGCCCGGCATTCCGGTCAGTTGCTGCGTGGTACAACCGGTGTCACGTTCTGCTTCATCTAAATCATCTCGCAGGTGCTTGGCCTTTACCATAGCGTCCCCGTACCGACTGAGCCAGCGTCTTTTCTCTTCGTAGGTCATGCCAGCTCCTCCACCCGGACGAACACCCCGCAGGGGTCCGACCAGAACTTCTCCACAATCTCGCTGCACACCTGGGCATCGTCGTCCCAGAAGTGCAGGCGGGTCATCTCATCCTTGAGGGCCTTTTCCAGGTTGTCAGTGTCCGGCTTGCTGGTGCGCCACGCACCGTTCCTGCGCCCCTCGGAGGGGAAGCACCACTTGACCAGCAGGCGCACCGGTCTGCCGGCAGGGATGGGCTTTGCCGGGGCGTGGGGTGCCAGATGGGCATGGAGCTTGGCACGGGTCTGTTTCAGCTCCGGGCTGTCATGCAGCACGGCACAGGGCTTGCCGCCCTTCATGTAAGCGTGCAGCTGCTTTGCGTTGTGGGTGGTGGTGGGCGGCTGCATGGGGATAAAGAATTGCGTGTACATGGGGTTCACCTCGTTTTTCTTTTTTCAGTTCGCCAACGTGATGGGGAGGGTCTCCGAATGGATGGGGGCTGTGGTCGCCCCATCCTTCGGGAAACCCCATCACAATTGCAGTTGCAGTTTTAGCTATTATATATAGGCTATTTTGCACTGCAAAATCTGCAGTCATAGCGGCTATAACTGCAAAATTGCAGTTTTTCGTGTCGTGCAAAATAGCGGCTATAACTGCATTTTTACAACAAACTGTAATTGCAAAAATTACAAATCGTTTAACCGTTGCTGCCGGGTTCCTTGCGTCCAACTTTCTCACCGTCGATCCAGAACCGCCCGTCATCCTTCAGGCGGGTCTTGACGGTGCGGGGCTTTAGGTCCATGTATTCGGCCAGAGCATAGACGGTCACCTCGCCGTCCATGGTGCAGGCTTCAAAGGCGGTGTCCAGTTCGGCTTTTTTGTCCTTGGTCACCTTGGCCTTATCACCCCAGCGCTTGGATGCGCCGCGGCTGCCCAGGGTGCGGAAATCACCGTCCGGCTGGAGATCTTCCAGCAGGCCGCTGTCCGGCTTGTGCACCGGGTAATCAAACCAGAGGTTGACCGGGTCGAACCGGGCAAACTCGCGCAGAGTGCCCTCGATGCGCCAGGCGGTCATGCCGTCGGCTTTTTTCTCGGCGGCAGCCACCTCGGCGTCGATGGCCCGCAGGTCGGCAAGGCCAAGGTTCTCTTTGGCGATGGCCAGCATCCGGGTGCGGCTGAGGGCATCGTCCGGGCCGTAGGCATCGGCGTGGCCGCGCTTGTCCAGCATGGCCTTGATGACCCGGCAGGCGGCCTTATTGTGCAGCTGCTGGCGGATGGCATCGGTAGGCACCAGCTCGGTCATGTCCAGCATGGCGTCCGGGTCACGGGCGAACACGCCGGAGCCGGACGCACGATCCATGCTGCGTTTGCCGCCCTGGGCACCCTTGCTGTGGTGGTGGCAGTAGATGACGGCGCAGTCCAGCTCACGGCAGACCAGGTCGAACTGGTTGCAGAACTTTGCCATCTGGTCGGCCGAGTTCTCGTCGCCGGTGATGACCTTATAAATGGGGTCCAGCACCACGGCCATGTAGCCCTTTTTCTGGGCCCGGCGGATGAGCTTGGGGGCCAGCTTGTCCATGGGCACGGACGCACCGCGCAGGTTCCAGATGTCAATGTTTTTCAGGTGCTCCGGCGGCAGGCCCATGGCGGTGTACACATCCTTGAAGCGGTGCAGGCAGGAGGCCCGATCCAGCTCCAGATTGATGTACAGCACCTTGCCCTGGGCGCAGGAGAACTGGCCCAGCCACGGCTTGCCCTCGGCAATAGCGATGCACAGCTCGATGAGGGCAAAGCTCTTGCCGGCCTTGCTGGGGCCCGCCAGAAGCATCTTGTGCCCTTTGCGCAGCACCCCGAAGATGAGCGGGTCTGCCAGCGGGGGCAGGTGCTCCCAGTC